GACAGGCATAGTTACTTCTTGCGGTGCATCTGCTCAAGAACATAGGTGACAGTGTTCAGGTCTCGCATAGTGAACTCAATCTCCTTCGGCCAGAAGCCTGTTAACGCTAGGACTTCGCAGAGGCTTCGCCGCCAAGTCCCTCGATGAAAGGGGTCTCGTCTGCTACCTCGTTGATAGGTGTGATGGTCATGTCAGGGTTTTCGGCTACCCACTCGCGCCAGTTGGCTGGCACTTTGTCTCCAGCAAGTTTGCAAAGAGTAAACGCCCAGCAGCACATGTCTGAAAAGCCAATGCCTTTGCCGTCTGCTGATCGACGGTTCTCTGTTCGTTCCCAGTCAACGATGGCAAGCATGTTGGTGGTCATCTCGCGCGCTGGCTTACCGTCGCCAAGGTCAATAGATAGTTTGACTTTCATAGTTTCTCCTTTGTCGGGCAAGGCTCCGCTTGTGCGGTCTTGCTATTTGTAATTCTCAGCGGCTGATGCCGCTAGATCATGCGACGGCTTTAGTTAAAACGCCGCCAGAAAAAGTCAGGTCAATCGTTGACAACTCACCGAGCGAAGCGTTAATCGGTGTATGTGCCGACAAAAACGCGCCAGTCAAAGTGTACGACGGGTTAGTTGCACCGACAGCCGATGAAGTTGGCTTTAAGACAAGCGTTGTGGTCGTGCCGACAAGGTTGTAGATGCTGGCCTCGGTCTCGCTTGCGCTGTATGACTGGTAAAGAGTTACGGTGACAGTGTTCGAGTACAGACCCGAAGTGAAGCTGCGCGAAGTGTTGGAAAATGTCGTGTTTTCTAATTGCTCCGACACATAGTTGATGACCGCGCTTGTGCACTGATCGGACAAGTCCACCGAGTTGATCGTGATGCTTGGGTTAGAAAGGTAAGTGCTGCTGATAGCCATGTCTATTGCTCCTTGGGTTCTGATTTGACTTTAGATGATTTCTTTACGCTGTCGGTGGATATCAGACCGCCGTCAAGCAGTGCGTCAATGTTGACACCTTCCTCTGGGATGAACTGATCGCCCGGGGTTCCGAGTCGTGGGCTGATAATAAAGTATTGGTACATGGTTTCTCCTTATGCGCTTTGGGCTTGTATTCCACAGTCGAGGTCGTAACACGGAAAGAGCTGCCCACCGATTTCTAGGTTGCTGGGACGGCCTGCCATGACGATAATCGGACTGAGTAGAACTTTGCTTACGATCTCGAGTATTGAGCGCAAGACTGGTAGGCCTGCTGGGCCTGAGCCGATGACCTTGATCGGGAAGTCCATGCGGATGATGTTGCCATTGCCAGCGATTGTCGTAAAGGATGGCGCGTCGATGTAGACACAGTTCGGCACAAGTTTTGTGGGGTCGTTGACTACTCGCAAGCCAGTGACCGCTGTGAGTGTGGTCGTGAGGCTGTCAATAGCCCCGTTGAGAGCGTCTGTGTAAGCCATTAGGCGCAGGCAGGCCTGTCGATGCCAAGCAACTGTTTAACGATCGGTGTAAGGCTCTGCTGAGGCGCTGTGCCCATTCCGTCAAAGGATGCAAAGGTGTTTTCAAGCGAGCCACGGCTGCGCCAGAGGGCCGCGCAGTACATAAGCGTGCCGAGTGTGGCATCCCCACCCGGACTCGTTGTGAGACTGTCGATGTAGCCAGCCTCTTGACGGCGACGATATGCGAAGTTATTGCCAGCAGATACCGCTTGAGTGATCAGCGTGTAATCGTCTGATGGGTCTGTGATCTGTACGCCAAGGTAGGTTACGAGCTGCGCGGCAGTTACCCATGTGCATGTCTGGGTGTAAGTAACTGTGCCGGTAGCGGCAACACGCTCGACATCGGCTGCAACTTTTGTGTACAGCACCTGATTAGCGATGGGCACATTTATGTCATAGAGCAGATCGCCCTCAGTGTCTATACCGATGTACAGATACTGGGGCAGCGCCCTCACCACATATGAGCCGTTAAAAGTTGCATCAACTGATGCGACTGTAATGGATTGACCGACTGCAATTTCCGATGGGGTCAGTAGTTGCAGTACGGCATAATCATCTATTAGATACTTTTGTGTAACGCTGTAAACAGCCATGAGCGGATGCTCCGCTCTCGACTAGGCCTGTGTGATCTTGCGGATCATTCCAGAGATTGCAGCGAAGGTTGAGACATAGCCGTGGAAGCTCATTGTCTTGCCCAAAGTAGATGGCGTGTCAACGCTCAACAGGCCCTGAATGGACTCGTAGAACTCGTACGCATCGCCTTGGCCTTGACCAACTCGGGTGATGATCATTGTCTTGGCAGCAAAGTTGCTGTCAACTACAAGCTGCAAGCCAAGTGGGTTGCCGTTCCATGAAGTTGCGCTTTGCGATCCTGCAGCGTTGTATCCGCTGAGACCGTTGGCGATCAACGGGAAGATTTGACGGCCCGTTGTATCTGCGAGCTGACCAAGTTGCGCCCAGACATCGACTGACACGAACATGTGGGTTGGCAGCCAGTTGCGGTTGGATGAGATGTCGCTTGCCGAGTCGTAAACACTCTTGAGCAAGTCGGCAACTGTTCCGTCCCATACGCCAGATGATGTTGCTGCGCTAAGCATGTTGTCTGCTGCCAAGTTGTCAGAAGCGATCATGTATTCGCCCATCAAGTCATTCAAGATCAGCTGCATTGCTGCTGGGTTCGTGAACGAAATATCTTGAGCACTCAAACTCACTTGACCAGCGAGCGTAGTTTTTGTAACCGAGTTTGCGGCAATGACCATTGTGGTTGCCGAAACTGCCGACAATTCAGTGGACTGTGTTGCGACGCTGGTGTGCGTGGTGATCGTTGGACGAGTAAAAGTCTTTGAGCGTCCGCCATCTGGATAAGCGCGAGCGCCAACTGCTTCAACTACTGGACGCAAGAAGTTTAAGTCTTGTACCAATGGGCCAAGGACTGGAACTGGCAAGAGACCCGGTGTATCGGTCGTGATGACATCGCCAGCTGCTGCTTCAAGTGCGGTGCGCTTTGATGCGGTGTACTCTGCTACTGCTTTGTTCATGTTGTGGAAAGTGTCGCCGCCAATATGGTAGGCAGCCATGAACTCGCCAGCGCTTGGCATCTTAAACTCGCGCTTAGGTTGTGCTGGAATTGCAGCTGTTGGAATGGTTGCCTCGACTGCTGGGACTGTTACTTCTGACATGGGTTCTGTCTCCTCTGTGGGTTCTTGTAATTCATTATTGTCGGTCTCTTCGGGTTCGTGGTGGATACTTGCTGCAATGTCTGTGATGATCGCGCCAGCGAAGGCTGGGACTGGCACCATGGACAACTCGATCCAGTCGGCAGCGAGGACGGTGATTGAGCCATCTTCATTTGCTCGGGTCTTTGTTGGGTTTACGCCAACAGATACCGAGTCAAGAACACCGTCGAGAGCCAGCTGCAAAGCTTCGTCGCCTGCGGCGGTCTTGCTGATCTTTGCACTAAATAACATGCCCTCAGCGGTGTCGACGCGCTCGGTAACAATGCCGATGGCCTGATTGCTGTCGTGGTTCATGTAGAGCCGTGGGGCTTTGCCCTCGACTGGCAGGCTGCCCTGCTCAAAAGTTACGGCTGTACCGTCCGAGACAGTTGCTGCCACACCGTAAGGGACGGCGATGCCTGTGATGGTTCGTGATGGTGTGCCGTCGCCTGCTGCTGCGTCAATGCTGACGGATGGTGCGGTAAATCTGATCATGAGTTTGCGATCTCCTCTTGCGTATTTTCTGATGTTGGTGTTTCCATTTGGTCTGAGAGATAGTTCTCTTCAAGATAGGACTCGTAGTCAAATGCAACATATGTGCCGTTAGGTAGCACATTGTTCATTGACAATGTTTCTGCTATTGCGTCGGCGTAAAGTTTGACACCGAAGAACAGCAAGTCCATGCGCGCCTGTTGCGATGACTGATACGAATATGAGCCGGTTGAAACACCGATTAGGTATGGCGGCACATTGCCAATTCGTCCACCAGTTTCTAGTGCGCTGTAGTTTGCTGACTCAATGAGCAGCATTTTGTCTGGCGACATTGTTGTCGGTTCGTAAGATAGAAACTCGTTAAGCGCAGCGGTCTGATTAGTTGCGCGCGCTTGATTAAATGCAGCTGCAAGGTCTGCTAGTTCTTGTGCGCTTAGCGGTTCGCCACCAGTTTGCTTTAGTACACCAGCAGGGATTGACGATGAAGCATTGCGTGCTCGAGCATCTTGAATTTTAATTGCGGTCTCGATGGCGGCCTGTGATGAATACACCATGCCCTGTGTAGGCGACAAGAACTGGATCAAGTTCTTCGGGTCAATCTCTCCGCCTTGAAAATACACTTGCGATGATGGCGCAAACCATACGGGGCCAGCCATATCTGTTGTGGTAACTGAGCCTGCTGGTAATCGAGTAAAGGTTGCTGGAAAACCGTCAGCGGTGCGGCTGGTGATGTACCAGAACGCGCGCCCATAAAAGTACAAGTCGTCAAAAGTCCACGACATAAGAAAGTTGTATGGGACGGTAGGGTCTGGTCGGCGTAACCAAGTGCGCGGCGCAATATAAACGCGTTCCATTTCTTCGCCGTTCCACATTTCGTTGTACATCTGCAATGGCATACAGCCAATTACTGATGCAAGTAGATCGCGCGCGCGTGAGATCGCTGGGATCGAGATTGCTGCTGCACGGAGTTGACCTTCTTGGTAGGTGTAGTACTGACCGATCATGTTCTTGCCGACATTGCTGCTGTTGTACCCGGGGCTCATTGCACCAGCAGCTGCCGCTTTAGCAGGCGCTGGACTGATGGCGGCCTTGCTAACTTTGCGGTCAAATAATCCCATGACACAACATTACAGATGCAAGCGCTGTGATGGTGGCACTCGGTCGGCCTAATCAGTTCCCGACGAAAGGCTAGGTACTTCGACCGAGTGCCGAGGGTATGTTACTGACTAACAGTGACCAGCATCGGCTTACCCGACACTGACGGCCTCGAGCACAGTGCAGCCGCCCAGATCATGCAGCGACACAACTCGATCGGCCCGGGTGATCTTTGAGATGACACCGCGACAGAGCCTTGCGATCGGACAGCGACAGCGCGCTGAACATGCTCTGCTAATTGGGTTGAGCCGTCATGTAGCAGCATTTTCTCTGCTATCAAGTTCCTTACAGTGGGGGTGTATTTGAGTATTTCGCCGTAGCCGACGATGACCTTTTTGGTTTCTAGGTGTCGAGGCCACTGGATGTCGATGCTGGGTGAGATAGCAAACTTGCAGCCCTCGGCAGTGAGCCGATCGACCTCAAGCAAGAGAGCTGCAAAACTGTCCACGACAAAGGCCACGGTCACGACAATGCGGCGATCTGGTAGTGCCACGGCGCGTAGACCGAAGTAGCGCGAGTCGTCCATGCTGGTCTCGATGGCAACGATGCCGCCTTTCGGTATGTCGCCTTCGTGCTCGAGTGCAGGCCAGACACCCGGCGGTATCCAGCCGCGATCGGAAGCCACCCAAAGATTTACTGATGCTCGTAAGAATTGGGCGCGGTCAGGATTCTGAGACTCGGCCTCGATTGTTGACAGTTCCAAAGTGTGACCGAGCGCAGGGTTGCCGTAAGCCCACGCGGCAGGG